GTATTCTTCAAAGTTTTCTTTGGCATAAGATTCTGCGGCTTTTCTTATTCCAGCTATGGCGTCCATAATGACACCTTCGTTGAGTTGTTGACGTTGTTCTAAACGTATTTTTCTCAATACATCGTCTGCTTCTAAAAGTAATTGTCCTCTTGATGATAACTTCACAATTTCTCTCCTTTATTTCTTTTTTGTTTTTTTCTTTATCAGATTTTCAAAAACAATAGAATCCAAAAGACCTCTTAGACGTGTAGACGATTTCTCGTTTAGTCTTTCTTTTGCAATTTTACGAATATACGATTCTTGTAACCTTTTTTGATTCTTTTTATTGTAATCACGAAGAATTTTTACTACTGATTCATTCAATGGTTTCAAACCACGTCTCATTTGATAATATGATTCCATCTTTGTTTTTACATCATCACCATACGGTGCCTTTATATCAACTGCACCGGCGGCGATTGCCTTTGCAACAGTCATAACTTCTGGTGCATTTATAACAGGCATATCAACTCGATTCGGTGCCCATGATGGAATTGACTTTGGCATTTTACTTGCGTTGTCAATCATTTTTTTCTTTGCTTCATCTACCGAACCACCGCCCCATTCTTCAAATGCCTTTTTACATTTTTCTGGATCTGATTGTGCCCAATATCCTTTTTCAAGTACAACGTTTATTGCGTCTTCAATTGGTTTACCACCAAATTGTGCAATATCACCTTCACCAGCTTTTCCACTTCTACCGATACCTTTTGTAACAACATTTAGTGCTGTAACAAGAGCAGCACCGGGTAAATCAATTTGAGTTGCTTCTAAATTAGCGGTCGGGTCTACAAGAAATGTTGCTGCCCATCTATGGTGTCCGTCCATGATGTAATTATCATTTGAAACAATGGCACCAAGATTTCCACCAGGTCCACTTTGCATAGGTTTTATTTTCATAATTGCAGAAAATGCAAATTCAACTGCCTTTTGTGGAATGATTTCTTTTTGTGATGGTTTTAGATTACTTGCAGGAATTGTTACAGATTTATTTATAACTTGGTCATCTTTTGCCTCACCGTCTGCTTTTCCACCTTTGAAGGCAATTTTTGCAGCATCTGCTGGAACTTTACTCAACGGTATGGCATCTGTTGTTCCAAATACTTCATCGTCTTCAAATAGTCTACTCTTTTTAGTAATCGTTTTCATGTAAATCCCTCAAAATTCTAATATTGTAAAAAAAGAGTGTCTACTTGAAATACACTCATAAATAAATATAAGTATTACAAACATTCATCCAACCACTCTTGTGGAATTTCTTTCTTTGACCATAACCAACCCCGTTTCTCACAAAATTGGGCATATGTTGTTTTACTTCCCTTGTAGAGTTTTGCGTTTGGATTCTGAAAGACAAACCTGATGTCTATATTTGGATGTTGGTTGAATATCAGTTCCATCTTTTCTCTATCGGCTTTTACCCAACGTCCTTTTGTTTCCAAGTACATCGTACCACCTTTTTTCTTTTGTAGAACAAAGTCGGGTGTATAGGTGTGGTTTGTGGCTGGTTTTATGTATGAGAGTTTCTCGGTTTCGTACCCGTATTTTTTCTTTGAGGATTTTAGATTTTCATTGATTGTATCTTCAAGACCACTACGGAAACCATGTTTTATCGCAACTGCATTTCTTTTCATTATACGTCGAACCTTATAATTACGTTCATATCTACATCATCTCTTTTTTCAAGTGGAGATGATAATTTACCAATAGCAACGAGGTCGTATTTGTCATTATACAAACCAATAGTAGTAACATATGGATTGAAAAATGAACTTGTTACATAGTCATCTACAAATTGAGATGAGTCATTTTTATCCTGACGAACAGTCCAATTTTGTGTAAAATTGAATTCACTTTTTCTTATCTTACAAGTTATCTCATGTTCATAGAAGGTTGTTGTACTGCGAAACGAACCAGTAAATCCGTAATCTGTTCCATAAAAATCAAAACTACCACTCTTTCCAAGAAAAACATTTGCATATTTTGGTTTTGGGTCAGAAACTACAATTATTCCCTGTTTGTAAAAAACATTACCGATACGTGGTGTCTGATATGCATATCCTAATTCGAACGAATTATCACCAAGATATGTTATTTGTTCAGAGGTCAATCCTGATTTGTATATTCGTATCTCATCAAGATACCCCGAATATGTACCATTTGATGTGCCATTACTTCCTATAAAAAATTTGTTATCATTGGTTGTATTTGTTGTAATAGAACCAGTAATTTGACCACTCAATATACCATTCACCCAAATCTGATAATAACTTGAGCTCTTCTGGCAAACAATATGATTCCACATTGAGTGAGAGATCGCACTCGAAGTAACTGAAAAAAGTGTTTCTCCCGATTTTTGAGAGAATTCTATTTTATGTTCATTTGTAAGTCCAGCGGTTCTATTATAAAGTTTTACATCAAATGGATAATTTGACGATTCTCCTTGTATAGTAGGATGTTCGTTACTGTCAATCGTAGAGACGACTTTAGTTATTCTGTCCTTCACGATTAAATCTTTTGTTGTTCTTTTATCAAATAGATGATTATATGTAAATTGTAAATTTGATTGAGTTGGTGGTATATTCAACCAAAAACTAAATGCAAAACTATTTCTACTTGTAAAATTGAAATTATCAGGAGTTTTTACTTCATAATAACCACCATCAAGATATGAAGAGACACCGGTAGACTGTGTTGTATTTGTGAAGGGATTTAACGTAGTTATACCTGGTAAATAACTTATGTGTTTGTTCTTTATTGAGTCAACTTCGTTCAAAAGTGGAGACCCGTCTAAAACATAACTAATAGGCTTATTTCTGAGATTATATTCCCTATATTTTTCATTGAATCCTAAATATAGGTATAAATTGTTACTACCAACCATCTTTGTTTCATCAAAAGCCAAATCTTTCAAATTACCTTTACCGTCATCCATCATAGTAACTTGATAAGAAGATGTAGGATGAACACTAGTAAATTTTACAGAATTTCTACGAATTCCTTCGCCAAAAACACCTTGTGGTAATACCATCATAGAGCTAGATTCTGCAAGATAAGTTATTCTTTCATAATCCGTTACAACATTCGGTATTTTATCTTTTGAATACTCTGTGTAAAAATTATGATCTAAATAATACCAAAGTAGTTTTGGGTCTAAACTTTGAGTCGTAAATACTCTATCATAAAGAGAAGATGATAAATTTGCAACTCCACCGTAATACTTATGATTTTCTGGATAAAGAGCTCTATAAAGCTGAATATCAAAAAGTCCATAGTAATTTCTTGGTTCGACTACATCAGACGATATTTGCCATAGTTTATACACCTCAAATGGTCTAACAGTATAGTCACCCTTTTTGAGTTTCTTCCAAATAAGACTTATACTATTTCCTTTTTGAAATGACATATTAGTTTAGTCTCAATACTACTTCGAATATACAAGAATTTCCCTCATTTTTCAAAATCGGGTTTCGTAATTTACCAACTGCAAGTAATTCCTTATTTCTATTATACAAACCAACAGTTGTTATGTATGAATGTGGTTTCTTTTTGAAGTAATCATACTTTAAAAATCCGTCGCTCCCACTCACATAAGTATAATTAGTTGAATGATTGAATTCATTGAAATCTGCACGGCAAAAATACGTTTCTGTCAAAAATGTTTCAAATGATCTTGCAAAAAATGAACCACTTGATCGATACGCAGTTGGAACTGCTGCACCACTAACTGATAAGAATAATCTTTTTGAATTCTGTCCATCAACAGAACCAGTTACGGTGTTGAACGAACAAGATTGATCAAGAACTACACCGTCTAAAATAATAAGACCCATTTTTGGAAATACAACACCCCAAGCGTCATCTTCAGGTTCATTATAAACACCGTCTCTAATTGAGCCAGAAGTTATGTAATAATACTCTTGAATTCCTTCATTAGTAACTATTTCTTGTTTTGAATCTTTACTTTCGTCAATCAAACTAAATAGTTTAGACGAACTTCCATGTGATTGAGTTCCACTTGAAGATAATTCACATAATGTTAACTCAAAATTTCCTAAGTCTAATTTTTCTCTAAATTGATTTCTATCTAGTTGGATTGCGTAGAAGTAATCACCATTTTTACCATTCTTGAATGGAAATTTTCCGTTAGTATGTCCAAAACATTCTAACATATATTTTCTATACATTGTCTTTGATGGATATAAATCAACTTCATTTTCAATATGGCTTGAACCTGAGCCAGATATATGGCAATACGTTATATCAAATTGATGATATGCGTCCGTAGTATTTTCTGCCTCATTTAGTACAGTTAGATAGTATTTCTGTTGTTTTTCGGAAAGTGAGCCAGTATAAAATGTTGATAACTTTTCACCAGTACATCTAAACATTCCATTGGTTTTGTATCTAATAATTGGCAACGAATAATCAGAAACTTTTGAAAGTTTTTTGAAAACATATACATTATTATCATCCAACGTAAGGTCTTCAATCATATCATCTATAAAAAATTCAAAATCATCTTGTTCTTTTTGTATTTGATTTTGAACCGTTTGTACTTCTGGATCTTCTTCTATTGGTGGTGGTGGAAGAACTTCTATAATTCCTTCACCGGTTACTGTATATCTATCAGGATTCTGTTCTGGTAATCCAATATTATTTAGCTCGGCAAGTTTTTCTATCAGATAATTCTTTATCATTGTTAGATATAAAATTTCTGTTTTTACAGCGGCGATCGAATAAAACGGAAATGCCGGGTTTAGCTTTTGTTGATCTAATAAATTCGATAATTGAATTTGTTTGTTATCTATTTCTTTTATATTAGCACTTATAATTTCATTACTACTGGTGTCAAACAAGGGTTCCGGTGAAGTAAACTCACCGGTTGTTATGTCAATGGGTCGATTTTCTTGTGATTCATTGAAAAAATTAAGATTACTTGTGAATCTTGATACTGCAGCATTTTCTATCATTTCATCTGTGATCATCACTTCACCAAATAATCTTCCTGTAAAAATTGGTGGAGATGGTGTCATGATGGTAATTTCTGGAGCACGAGAGATTGCTACTGATAAATCACTCGGAGGTACTGCTATTGAAAAACTTTCTTGTTGTAATCCTAAAAAGTAATTAGATAATGTGTTTTGATATTCACTTGAAACGAGAAATACAAAATTTACATTTACAATAAATTGTGGCTGATTGTATATGTATATTACTTTATTTGTATCTGATGTATCAAAGGACCAATTTTCTTGAATGGGTAACGAACTAGATTTTGGGTCTTTTATCGGCACCCTTCTACTATACCGATACAAAACATCCAATCCCATCAAAAATGATTTGTCTATCTTTGTATAAAGTCCTAACTCATCCAAAATTGCAGTCGAAATTTTACCCATCTCATAATAAGTTTGAGTATCTGGTAGCTGCGAATTTAATTTTTGAATATCAATGTTTTCTTTAGTTGCTAAAAAAATAGACTGATGTCTTCCTGACTCTATGGTGTTAGGAACATTTATGACTTCGATAGTTTTGCCTACGTTCAAGGGTGAGTTGAATTCACCTTGCCATAAAGAACCTATAAAGCCAATTTCTTTGATTTCATATTCTGCTGCCATATTACCAGTTCAGTCTAATTTTTATTAGAACATCATTATCAAAAGACTTATTGATTGGTTTACTCAACTTAGCAACAGCCACAAGTCTATTGAAATCATCATATAATCCAATAGATGTTATGTATGTTTGTGGATTTGTATCAAAACATGGATGGAAAAATTGTCCTTCACTTCCACTAACATATGTTGGATTATTACTGTAGTTTGCAAATGGGGCAGCAACTCTAACAAAATAATGGTTTGTTGTCTTGTAGTTTAGATTTCTAGCTTTCATATATGAACCAGTTACGGCAGAACCACTTATTGAAGTGAATAGTTTGAAAGCATTATCACCGGCTATATTACTACCTGTAACTGTATTGAATCCGAGTTCGGTATTCATCTTATATGGATCAAGTACAATTATACCGAGATTAGGATAAACTATACCGTATGTATGACGAGACGCTGTTGTGTACTCACCATATGTAAGACTTCCACTAATTACATCATATGAAACATATGGGTCATGTGTACAAGATATGGTATCTGATCTATCACCAGAATCATCTATAAATGTAAGAATCTTATTTGAAGAAGAGACTGCAACATTACTACCTGTAAATACGTTGTTTGCATAAGAACCACCTCTCAATTCAGTTAGTGCAAGTTCCCAATTACCAGGGTCAACTCTATCACTCATACCTCTTCTATTGAAGTTTATCACATATACATCCTTTGACGCGGTAGGTTGACCATTAGTATAGAATGTAAATTGTGTTTCTGGTAAATCTAATGCTATAGACCTATATTGACCGTAGATAGAACGTGTAGGTGTATCATTCAACTCACCTTCAGCCCACATTGAACCAGAACCTTGATTATGACCGTAGGCGACTGCAAAATATGGTGTTTTTCCACAAGAATCACAATCAGTTACTTCATAATAATATGGTTTTGACGCAGTTGGTTGTGTTGAACTTGTATGATGACATTCCAATGTCTGTGATCCGTCAAACAATCCTTTTGTTTTTGCACGAATCTTTGCAGTCATTACGTCTTTACCCAAATCTAATGGGTGATAAACTTTTACAGTTTCTGGTGAACAGTCTGCATCTTGTTTTCTATAATAACGAACAAATGCACCTTTTATATATGGTTCGACTAATCCATCTACATAAACTCTTGTTACATCTTGTTTGATTATACCAAAACACTTATCTGATGGATCATCCTCTTCATATTCTATAACGTGTTCTTTATATTGACATTTTGGATCTCTTCCAGAGTCAATAAACTGTGTGAGTCTTGCCTTGAATGTTCTAGTTGGAATCGTTCTTACATTTTCATACCGTAATGGTGGTCTTGTTCGTTCTTTTGTTGCAAAAACTGGTATACCAACTTGATATTCTCCGAGTTGATATTCGTCTATTAGAGTTGTAACTGCAAGTCTACACGGTCTGTTTGGGTGTGGCTGTGGTGTACCAGTTCCCCCATCCACCGGAATTTTTTCAGTTTCATCAAATATCTTCCGTGAACCCTCAATTTCTTCTTCTTCACCAAAGACAGGACCTTCAACTACAACCCCTCCTCCACCACCGCCAGTTGGTGGTGGTGCCGGTTGAGATATACATTTACCTTTTTCTCCACATTTTGCCTGTATTGCTCGGGGGATATTTCCAGTTGGAGTTGAAAACTCATTATAAATAACTTTGCCATTTATAATTGGTCTTGATTCATCACCAATTGTTACTTCGTTTGGAAATGCAAAGTTGAAATATTCTTCAAAGGTATCAAATGTTGGAAATGATTGTGGTGTTTGTGATGCGGCATTTGCACTAAAAAGATTAGCACTACACCCAACCGACCACTTCTTGTTATACCATCCTAAATTTTCTTTACTACCGAGGGAAACTGTGTAATTTTGGAATGTTGTGTCTAATGTATCTAATATGAGATTTGGACCAGGACCAATTTCACTCAAATCATAGTATTGTTCCGCAACTGCTCTTTTCCCACCATCAGGACAATTTTCATAAAACTTAGAAGATTTTGATCGGCCAAGTTCTACCCATCCTAATTTAGTCTCACCGTTCTCACAACACTTATAAATTTCACCGATAAGAATACATTGTTTATTTATGTCAACAAAGTCTGGACTTGAATATTCTGAGAAATTTTTTGTTCCAAGTTCTTTTATTTTTCCAATTCGATATGTTGCATTTGCACAAGGATCTGATTTTGATTCTGTTGAATCAAAGGTATCAAATGTTTCAAATGATTGTCTTTGTTGTACTCTACCGACCTCATTAGCAAAATTAAAGCCAATTGTATCTGTAAAGGTATTATCTGTTGATGGTAATGCCAACGGATCAATTATGACTGGATTTGTTGTTGATGAAAATACAGACGGATTTTCGTTAATTAGTTGCTGGGGTGTTTTTCCTGTTTGTCTGAAAACAATGCCTGCATAATAATTTTTCTGATCATTTGTTGGAGCATTTTTCCAAAAATTTACGTTTTGTATTATTTCCGCTTGAGTTGCCATAATGTTCTATCTTAATAATCTAGTTTAACTTTTATTACCAATTCTCTATCAAACGATTTCTTTATTGGCTTACTCAGTTTAGCAACAGCCAATAATTCTTGATTATCGTCATACATTCCGATTGATGTTACATATACCTGTGGGTCTCTTACCATAGAATCATATTTTATTACCCCACCACTTGAACTAATAAAACTGTTGTTCGTTGAATAATTGTATTCACCATTGAACAACCTAACAAAATAGTAAGTGGAAGATATAACTTCACTCGTTCTTCCTTTGAATGAATAAGACGCAGTATCAGCTGCTATGGCACCGCTTATAGATGTAAATAATTCGAATGTGTTATCAAATCCACTCGCAGTCGCAGGTACTCTTCTTGTATTGAAAGAAGCTGATGCATCCAAAGCTTTTCCATTCAAAATTATCACACCTCTATCTGGGTAGAAAAGTCCCCACGGTGTTGTGTCTGATGTATAAATTCCGTTTGCAATAGAACCACTTCTAACATTATAAACTCGACCACCTTGTTGAGCTAATTCTATTGTTGTAGTTGTTGCATCATCAATTAGTGTTGTATAATTTGCAGAACCACTGTGTTTGAAAGTCAACTGCCATGATTTAGTGTCCATTCTGTCTTTGAATCTCGCACGATTTATGTTTACGGCATAAATGTATTCTGATGTTTCATTATTTCTGAATGTGAATAATGTATCACCTGGGTCAAGGAGCATCTGTCTATATTGTGCATATACTGTTTTTGTTGGATAATCGTAAACATTTTGATTAGCCGAACCAGTGGATGAACCACTACCCATAGAATCTCCATATGCCAAACTAAATTGTGGTTCTGCACCAAAAGCATTGGATTGACTGTTGAATATCTCATAGTAATATCTTTTCTGATTTGCAGATTGGAATGAACTTGTAAAAATTCCAGTCAATGATGCTTGATTGTTTGACCAAAGTGGTGCGGACACAACTTCTTTTTGATTTGGAGAAATGTCTATATCATCCACAAATGGTGTGAATGTTTTTCCGTTTCTTAGACTTTTTCTTATTAGTATTTCTTCTTGTGTCATAATTTTCAATACTCAAGTTTTACAGTAATTGATAACTCACTATTGAACGATTTTTGAAGTGGTTTGCTCAACTTGGCAACTGCCAATAAATTACGATTGAAATCATAAAGACCTATTGACGTAATATAAGTAATTGGTTGTGTTACAAACTGAGTGTTTCCTATAAATGAATCACTTCCACTAACATACGTTGGATTTGTACTGTAGTTAAATTCATTATTTGAAATTCTTACAAAATAAAAATCTTGATGTTTTACATCGACTGATCTTCCAGTAAATCCACTACCCGTCGCTGCTGCACCACTTATAGCGGTAAACAATTTGAAACTATTATCTCCAGCAACACCACTACCAGTTACAGTATTGAATGAAGCAGATTGATTCAATACGTCCGCGGATATAATTACTGTACCTAAATCAGCGTATACAAGTCCATAATAATGTGGATTTGAAGGATTGTAAATCCCATTGTCTAAACTACCACTAACAAGATTTCTAACCGGTGACGGTATTCCATTATATCCTAATGCGTCACTACTATCCGTAGAATCATCAATCAATGTGATAATTTTTGGAGATGAACCAGATACTTGAACTGCACTTCCTGTATGAGATGAATTTACTTTACCACTACCACTCAGTTCTGCGATAGAAATTTGGAAATTTCCTGGATCGAGTTTATCCCCAACCTTATTTCTGTTGAAATTTATAGCATAAAAATGATTTACAGGAATAGAACCTGTCAAATAGAATAATGTTTCATCATGTTCAAGACACAGTAGTCTGTACTGTGAATAGATTGCTCTAGATGGTGTGTCTCCTGTCTCACCTCCCGGAGATGATGAGCCAGATCCTGCATAATGCCCATATGTTATTGAAAATACCTGAGCATCTTCGCATTCTAAAGAGGCAGAACTCCATACTTCGTAGTAATATTCTTTTGAAGATGTAGTTTGTAACGAGCTTGTAAAAAATGTAAATAGTTCACCTGTTCCATTTGACCAGAGAGCTCTGGTTTCAATAATGGTTTCCGGTGATTCCATTACTTTGTTATCTTGACCTAAAGGTCTTGTAACACTTCTATAAATTCTTGACATAATCATAATACATTCCTATCCTATTTTTTATTACGCTGTTGGTGGATTTCTAACAGCAGGTGAAATGGTTACATTTACTACGACTCTACCACCCGTTTCATTTGCAGTTATGATAACTTTAGTTGACTTTGTAGTAGATATGAGACTAGCAGCACCAACAGGTTCTACTCTAAATTCTAAACCTATTTGTGACATTGAATTTGCAGTTTCAGAATCCCCACTCATTTGTGCGTTAGGACTTGTGTTATTTCTTCCTTCAAGACCAAATCCTGTTATTTTAGCATATGTACTATCTAACAGAGTAGCTGTATATCCCAATTGTGAATTTAGAGTTGTTGCATCCAATGTTGAACCATTGAACCGTGTCTGTGGAATTATATTGTTACTCTTTTCAATAACACCAGCTGTTAGTGCAACAGTCTGTGGTGTTACTAAAGTTACATATGGAATTGCAGTTGTTCCCTTTGGAAGAGTAATCAATTTATATTTCATTGATTGTGTTTCGTCAGGAACCGCCTCGGTAATAGGCATATTTTCAATTGCAACACCATAGTAATCTGAACCAAGTGGGTGTGCAGGATTCCATAAATCATAATCTATTTCATCATCTGCTAAGGCAAATTGTGTTATTGTGAAATTGTTTCTTCCTTTTGCCAAAAGTTCGCGACCCTTCTTTGTCAGAATCGCATCT